TGTTCCCTTTTGCTTGAAAAGTTTGGAACGTATTTGCTATTATTCCCATGTTTATTTTTCCTTGTTGTTGAGGTTATTTGTTAGTTATCATGTCTAAGAAAACATCTTGAGCATCTTTAATATGCCCTGTTTTTCTTAAACGACTAAATTTATCTTTTCTAACTTTTAAATTTACCTCAGATTTTGTCTGCTTAACGCCTGATGAAAAAGGTTTGCTAGGTTTAGTAATCTTTTTTGCAATATTCGGTTTTGAATTTTGCATACTTCGATACTTCATAGCATCATTAACCAACATCACTATTCTATGATCGTACACTTGTGCAACTTCTTGGTCGTTAAACCCATAATTGTTTAATGTAGTTTTCATATTAGCTTTTATATTAGAAGCCTTTGCAGGATCAGAAAACTCTGGCATCTTAGATAACAATTTTTTCTGTTGGTCTTGCAAGAAAGAACTGAACTGTTCTTTTTGTTCTGCTTGAGCTTGATATATAGATTGATTTAAAACATCTTGTTTTTTTTTCAATTTACGTTCTTGCTTTGCAGCTTCTGTTGGATCTTCTTCATACAACCTATCTAATTCAGCAGAATTAATTTCTGCACTTAGATCCTGTTGTGCGTTAGACAATCTCTGATTTAAATCATTAAGTTTTTGAGAGTAATCTAGTCTTTGCTTTTCAGACTCAGATTGAAAGTTCTTTCTTTGATTAGAAAGTTCTTCTGTCTTTTGTCTATAGTCAGCATCTCTTGAGTAACCATTTCTCAACTCATCAAGGGTAACTTCTAATTCTTGACCTGCAACTTTTACCTTGTAGGTGGAATCTTCTAGTTTCTCTTGAGTATCAATCTGTTCTTCGTCTTGAGATACATCTTCGGAAGTTTCTTCTTCAGTTTCGTCTTGCGACTCCTCCTCAGTTTCTTCTTCCTTTATTTCCTGTTCCTGAGGTTGATCTTCTTCAGATTCCTCATTTGTTGGTTCAGGAGAATTTTGTTTAATTTCTTTCTTTGGAGCTTCTTGTTGTCCAATAGTTTCTTCTGCTTGTGGGTTTAATAAACCATTTACAGCTTGTTGTGCTTTTTGTAAATCAGTTTCAGATCCTTGTAATGGATTGCCTTGATTGTCTGACATATGTTTCCTTGTAAGTTAAGTTCCTCTTATGAGGTTGACTTATCCTAACCTTAGTGGCTAGAATTTTTGGTTTTCAATCTGGTTTCTATAATCTTCCAATTGTTTAGAAGCTAGTTTTCCAGTATCAATAATTTCTAATAAATTTTGCTCAACCTTACTTACAACATTGTAAGCTAACCAAAGTTTTTCTCTAGTTTCTGTTTCGGTTGCACCAGTATTAAATAAACTTTCAGAATATAAATTCCTTAATTTATTAAATGACTCTTTTAATAACGGATCTTCAAAAAGCTGACTAGCTTTGTTCGCTTGGCTCAACTCCTGGTTCAACTTGTCTTGTTGGTTCTTGTTTAATTGGTTGTCCATTTATATTACTACTCACTTGTTGGTCTAATTGGTTTGATGAGTCTTGTGCTGCTGCAAGGAAAGTTTTATTTCTATTTGATGTTACTAATTTTTCTAATTCAGCATCAGCTTTAATCTTAGCTGCATCAATTTGTGTATTATATTTTAGCTCCATTTCCTTAATCTTAGTTTCAAATCCTAAAATAGATGCTGCTGTATCAGCTTTTAATTTTTTAGATTCTAATTCTAGCTCTGCAAGTTTTCGTTTTTCTTCAGATGCAATTCTAGTAAATTCTATTTTCTCAATTGGAGTAGGTTCAGGTGGAGGACTAGGTTTAACTAATGCCATACCTTGCTCTGGATTAATAAAGTAATTTTCAACATTTTTAAGTCCAGCTTCTTCAATAATTTTTGCTAAAGAATTATAAATATTTTTTAAACTAACCATTGGGTATTCTTTATTGCCTTGCAATTGGAAAGCCTGAAGTTGTTTTTGTAAAATATTATTTAACATAGCAATTTGTTGATCTTTAGAACCAACACCAAGTCCGACAGTAATTGAAATGTTATATCTATTTCTCCACTCAGTAGGATTTACTGGTACAAACTTATTATTTAATTCTACTATTCTTTCTTTGTTTTGATACTTAACTGTAAGCTCAAATATTCTGGTAAATAAATCTTTAACACCTGTTTCAGCAAACACTCTAGCAATTAGTTCCATTCTCATTTGAGATTGGTTCATCATGGTATTTACACCTGTTGCAGTTTTATTTAAAGCATCTGCATCTAAGCCTTGTGAGTATCTTGTAACACCAGTTCTTGATTCTCTAACTGTATCTAAATATTCTAATAATGGAAAAGCCTGTTGCGAAATAGTTTGATTTTGCATTGGCATCATAACTTGAGATGGTGGTTGTTTAGTTCTTACAACTCCTCCAGGTCTATTTGTTAGTAGGTCATCAAGGTTGACCATTCCGTCCATTACTGCAACTCTGTTATTATTTGTTAAATACATATTATCCAACAATTGTCGCATAACAGTAGATTTAACTAACTGAACATCTTCAACAAGTTCAGCAACCGATCTACCATAAAATCTGTGTGGCATTGGGATAGGAGTTAAAGAGCAGAAAGGAATAAAATCGCATGACATATTTTCTAAAATTGTACTGCCATTACTTCCAGCTACGATAACTTTTCTTAATTCGCTAACACCATCTCCGTCCATATCAACTTTAATATAGCACTCATAAATTTCAATTTCAGATCCTGATTTATCTGGAGCATCAGCAATAGGATCTTCGTCTATATCAGCATACCTTGCTAATCTTTCCTCATTCATAGTAACACTATTTTGTGTAGGTAAATTTTCAACTACATCTTTATCAAAACCCATTTGAATTAAATCTGATCTAGTTTTTAAAACTCTATGAGCTACAAAATTTGATTCTTCAATAGTCTTTGCAGACCTTTGAATTAAAAATTCTTCAGGTGGAATGTTTTCTATTTTAACTTTGCCTGAGTTTGTAGTTCTTTTAATAATACAATTGTGTAATTTAGGAGTAGGAATATTTCCAATATCTTGACCTTGAGATAAAGCTATTTGTTTCATTTGCTCAAGTTCTTCTTTTACTCTTTCATCTACAAAAGATTCTTCTTTAATAACCTCTACATCATCACTATCAATTAATAATTTATATTCTTCATCATTTAAATTTTCATAAGTTTCTTGCTCAACCTTTTCAGATTCGTCCCAATAAACTTTTACAATTCCATTCTTTTCAATTAAGGCATCTTTGAACCAAGTATAAAGAATTGAGAAACCATGATTGTCTTTGTTAAAAATATAGTTGATATAGTTAGTTGCTTGATCTGCAAGTTCTACATCTTCTGCTTTAACTGGCTCACACTTAACAACTTGGTGTGATGCTGTAAAAATTCTAAGTAAGCTAGGTAATATAGTTTCAACAGTATCAGCTACATCAGTTGATATAACTTGTGATCTACCATCAATCTCAGTACCTAAGGGTTCTCCCATGTAATACTCTAAAGATTTTTTTCTTTGAGAAGATAAAGCTCCCCCCATAAAACCCATAGAGTTATTAATCTCTTGTCCTATAATACTTTTTAATTCTAAATCTGTTACTTTATTTGCCATATTAAACTATATAATTTGTTTCTACTGGTATTGATTCTTTCCAGTTACTAATTTCTACACCCTCACCTACTATGCCTGTTCTAAAAGCATCAGCACAATGAGATGCGTAATTGTGCATTGGTTTATTTCTAAAGCATTGGTTCTTGTCGTCCCATCTTTTTTGATAAGCCTTTAAATTCTCTATTCCTTTTTGACAGTTATTCTTGTCAAACCAACAATTAGGAATTGATTTTCTGACAGCTTCAATCCCATCTTCAATAGATAGTTTTGGTGCTACTTCAAAAGCTATACCTAATTCTAAAGCACTCTCTAATCTTGATTTACCAAAATTGCCAATCTCCCTTACTTTAATATCATGGGGAGCTATATGCTTTGAATACTCATAATCTTTTCTATTAAGGACATCTACATAGTGATCTAAACCCTCACCTGCATTTTCATAATAATCTATTAATCTGATCTCACCTTTATACCTTTGGACAAACCATATTGCTGTGGAATCGTTTAAGCCTAAATCAAACCATGTTTCTACATCAAGGTTGTCATCATACAGATTGTCTGTAATACGTCCCTTAGACTCTAACAGCTCTATTAAAGCACCATAATAAGAACCTGTTATGGCAGCTTGGAAAGAACACTCAAATTCTTGTTCATACAGATCGTCTGACATCATTTGCTTTGCAGCAAGTAATTCATCAGGATCTATTATGTTTGTTTCACTAGCTTTAAATAAACCAGCATACCAATCTTTATTTTCTTCAGCTTTTCTATAAAGCTCATAAAAAAAATTACGACCTTTAGGTGTACCAATAAAGACACACCACCCTTTTCTATCGGCTAATGCTGGTCTTATGACTTCAGGAAATATCGTTGGTTTAATAGATTGTGTTTCGTCAAAAACACAACCATCTAAAAATATACCCCTTAGAGCTTGATCGTTTTCTGCTCCAAGAATTGTTACTCTTGCTCCATTTGGAAGATCACATCTTAATTCTGACTCATTAAACTTAGTACCAGGTATCTTTCCTGCAAATTGTTTAATGTAGTCCCAAGCTGTGGATTTACCTTGCTTAAAAGTTGGACTTATAAATGCGTATCTTGGGTTTGGCAAAGGACAAGTAAGTGCTGCTCTAATCATGTGATTTACAAGCATGACGGTTTTTCCACTTCTCCTGTGAGCTACAATTACATTAAATCGGTGCTTATCAATTTTTTTGTGCAAAAAATTTTGAAGTTCTCTTGGCTTATATGGAATGATGATTTCTGGCATTTTTAAAACAAACCCCCCTTAATGTACTGTAACTCCCTGAGGTACATTTAATAAATCTTCGATACCTAGATCGTCCATGATATGAGTTGAGAAATATCTACATTCAGACAGATCGTTAAAGCCACCAAAATGTACGACAACAGATTTACTGCTTTCCATAATATATATTACTGCTGAGTAACCTTTTTCTTTATCGTCAAAATCCATCATAAAAAATTCTTGTTTAGTTGTGTAAAGGTTCTATCGTTATTAGCGACACCCCAAATTTTTTTTCGGTGGTGTCCCTTTTTTTACCCCCCCTAAAACCTCACAGAATAACAATAAATAAAAGCATTTGATTGCTAATCAATTGGTGTTGCTTAATTTCTGTTTAAAATCGTAGTTTATAAGATGTCATGTTGCTTAGATGTTGCAAAATATAAATAATATATGTTGTTCTATCTATTGGTAAGCATTTGAAGTCTATATATCCACCGTATAAGTTTGCTTACAATGGTTGAGTGAATTAAACAAATAACAAAGTAATCACTTACTAATTGCTATTGTTCCCACTTAATAGAGATAGGCTTATCACCACCATTTAAGGTTAGTTTAGTATCTTTTCCGTACCTGATCGGACTTAAAACGGAGCTCAACCATTTCGCATTAGATTGCATTTCTTTAATCAAATGTGCAAAGGGTAAACTATTGTCCATCTTTCCTCCATTCTCTAAGGTTGCAATACTTTCGGTTAATTTATCCTGAGCTTGTGCAATAACCATTTCAATGCCTATCTTTTTACAATTATAATACTGATCTTGTAATTTCTCATTATCTTTTAATTTTTGGCTAAATGTAGCCCATGAAACCATTGTCGGATCTTGAGTTATCTTTCTTATGCTTTGTCCCTCCATCAATCTATTTAAGATGATCTGTTCCATAGCTTTGCTGTATTTAATATTTGACATAATTTTATAGTTTATAATTGTTCTAATGTAAGTTGTGTTGTTTTCTCTGAGATTAATTCTTTTAATATGATGTTATCAATTTGTTGACATCTATACTTGCTCTGATATTAATTTACTTAATATGTTTAAAAATAAAAATAACAATGGAGCAAATACAATGGATCTAAAAAAAAAAGAAATAATGTTAGATAATCTTAAATCTTTATTTAATGAGATGGAACTAGTTGAAAGAACTAAAGGGTTCAAAGAATATCATTCAACTTCAAACCATGATGAAATAATTAGAAAATATTATGATGTTTCAAATCATATTGAAGATTTAATTGAAGAACTTGAAGAAGAAATTAACCCAAACAAGGACGGTAAATAATGATTGATACAATTACACAAAATACTTTTACTGATGCCATGATTAAAAATGGTTTCAGTTATGAGGGAACAATAGCTCTATTTGATTATTTAGAGGAATTGGAAAACGATACTGAAACAAAAATTGAATTCGATCCTGTTTCTTTAAGATGCGAATATGATGAATATGAAAACTTAAAAGAAGTTCAAGAAAATTACAACGATATTACAAGCCTTGAAGATTTAAGGAATAATACAACTGTAATTGAAATACCAAATAGTGAGAAGTTAATAATACAAGCATATTAATTTAATAAAACCTAAATGGGCTTATGAATTTAAGCCTATTTAAGATTTATTTAATAATAAATCATAACCAATAGAGAGGTAAAAATATGACTACTGAATATATTTTATACGGTTTAAAAAAAGATGAGCCTGAATATATGGAGGACATTATTTTTGAAACTAAAAATAAAAAGGATCTTGAAGATATTAAATTTCAAGCAATCCAAAAAGGATATATTAAATTTAGAGTTGCTGAATATAAGGGTGAAGCTCCAAATTTTAACAATCATAAATTAATCAATATAGAGGTCTAAATG